CTCTGACTCTTCTGTAATAGCGGTTGGAATTTTGCTTGACTGCACCAAGACCCTGATTAGAAACATCTCCTTCCGCATATGGATTGGAAACAAGACCATAGCGGGTCTTAAAGCCAATCTTAGGCTGGAAAGTGTTCTCTCCAACGGCACGAACCATCTGGAGGGGAACATATGGGCAATAGAACAGACCAGCGTCATAAGGCGAAGAACCCTTATAACCAACAACGTAGTATTGACCACCTGCAGAACCAGGATTCGAACCACCAGAATATGGATCGATATAAACGCGATACTTACCAGCAAGAATACCTGCGAAGGTATTACCAGTGTCATCTACTTGAAGATTGGCATTGAGAGAAGGAGTATAATCCAAAACACCTGCCATTGTGAGAGCAGATGCAACGTCTGCTGAACACATAATCATGTTACCCTTTCCTCTACGAGTAAGAGTTGCGATTGCATTTGCATCTCTCTCGATTTGGAAGATAAGACCCTTGAACTTCTCAACAGACCTGCGACCGTTTGAATCTACGTCGAGGTCAAAAGTACCAGGAGTAGCAGTGTTGTGCTGAGCACCTGGTCTTGCTGCCTTGTAGACAGTTCTGATGACTTCACGGTTGATCTCGGCAAGAATCTCTGTGGAGAGAATATTTGCGAGTTCTGCTTCTGCATTCAGACCATGAATTGCTTTAAGGTCTTGTGCGAGTTCTAAGGAGTACTCAGCTTTGAGTGCTCTCGACTTTGCAGTAACGGTAACTTTCTCAATTGAGAAAGCCATCTGATTGAAATCGTTACCATCTTCACCAAGACTTTCAGCAGTCTCAGTGTTCATTCCACGGCCAACTGTGTAATCAGTTCCAGCAGCTCCAGAAGCATTTAAGAGACCTGGGTTTGAACCAGATTGATCTGCACCAAATCCTGCTGCTGCACCTTCTGAACCAGCAACATATGGATCTACACTATGATTGCCATCGGTGCCAATACCAGAGAATCCAGTATCTGCTTCGTTGAACAATGCTTCGTCGCCACCCATGTTGGTGTAACGTGAACGCATTGCGAAGATAAGACCAGTAGGTCCATTCATTGGTTGAACGCCAGCGAGGTCATATGCGACCAAGTTTGGCATTGAACGTCTGATCAATGAAATTAGAACTGGATCAAAACCTGCTACAGGACCTGTAGCAGCTGCATCGCCAGAGAATCCTGCAACTGCACCTGAAGAATTTGTACTTACTGTTGGTGCTTCGTAAAGAAATTCTCTTTCTTCACGAATTGCTCTTTCTTGATTTTCCAGGAGAACTGCGGTAACCATTCTACGATGAGAATCGGCAATGCTACCAAAACCCTCATGATTGAGGACAGGTGCCCACTTCTCCTGCAAGTATTCGGTATTGAAACCTTGCATTTAATTTACCTCTTTAAAAATTTTTAGTTTGATTCCTTATGATTTAAAAATCACTTTTTAGAGACTCTATCCATAATGGATAAACAAGATTCCATTAATGGACTTGTTGTATAATGGTTTTCTGCTTTAACATCAACCATTTCAACCTCTTCGGAAAGATCATCCGAATCATCTCTTTGAGCACTAGCATTTACTGAAAAATAAGATTCTCTAAGTGCTACTAGTTTCTCACGATAGTTTTTCTCACCATCAAACTCAACATTTTCGGCAAGAGAAGCGAGTTTGTCCTTCTGAGAAAGTGCAAGACCTTCACATACTTCGGAGAAGATTACATCAGCAACCGACTCAGCTAATCTTTTATTAAGAGCAACATTTTTTTGAATTTGCTCGTTGAGTTTTATTTCCATCTCATCAAGTTTTTCTACCATGGCAGAAGTTACATCGTATTTATCTTCAGGGATATTCACATAATGTTCTTCAAAAAGATTTTTCATTCCTTCGAGGAATGAATCTGTCATTTCAAGTTTAATGCCTCTTTCAATAGAAAGTTGATTTTCGGTAATCCATTCTTCAGCAACATACTCAAGATATGCATCTACCCTAGTTACCAACTCCTCTTTAATTTGAAGAACTTCTTCTTCAAGAGTTTCTTCATATTGGTTCTGTAAATCTTCTTTGATTTCAGAAACTTTTGTGTTGATAGCAGTTTCAAAAATAAGTCTTGCTCTTTCCTCAAATTCTTCAGAAAGACTCTCACCTTTAAGAAGAGCATTGATATCTTCTTCAATATCATATTCTACAAGAGGTTCTTCCAGATTGTCTTCTTCTGCTACTTCCTCTTCTGCTACAATTTCTTGTTCAGTGTCTTCCTCAGAAATTTCTTCCTCAGAAACTACCTCCCCTTCCAATTCTTCTTCCTCTTTGACGGGATTTGCCATTTTTGGCATTGGTTCAGCAGACTTAGCACCTCTATTCACAATGTCATTGACAGTTGCGATTTTTGGTTCACTAAGTTTAGCCGAATCGTCATCGGACTTATAATTTTCTGGTGTAGGTCCACCAAGATCTTCCCAATTTCCAGATTGACCATCAGGAATTCCTGTAGTCATCTTTTGCATTGGTTCAGATGCAGCAGAGCCTTTGGTTACTACGTTTTCCATTTCTTGTAAATTGCTACCAACAGACATTTGACTTTATAGATTTTTTATATTAATCTATATTTATTTATAATTTATAAATTTGAAAGGAAATTTTGGAATAAGTTTAACTTATGTTCTTCAAGAGATTTTCTATCAACAAGAGTATTAATTTTCTTTTTTGTTGTTTCTGCAAGTTGTTCGCGAAGAATTCCTCCATCCCAAATCCATTCTTTCCCTTCCATAATTCCTTGAACAAAAGCATCGGGTGCAGAAGGATCTGCTACAATATCAGCAGCAGTGGCAAGCATAAAATCTTCACCAACAACTTTATATCCATTACGATCTTCTCTTAATGACCCAACTCCACGAGAAGAAACACCAAGCATTACACCTTCATCAAGAAGAGAAGATGCAATCTTGCCCATAGGGGTTGAAAGAATACAAGCCTTTCCTCTGAAGTTATTACCTTCTTGAACAAGAGAAGTAATTTTGTGTGAAACGCGGTCAAGGTTAACGGTAGGACCATCGGGGTGACCGAGTTCACCAAGAGCACGACCCTTGTTTACAAAGTTTTCGCAGTAGCGATTAACTTCTCTTGAAAGGGTTGAAATGGGATACATTCTCC